GATGCTTTTAAATCTGTAGGTGATATCTTTACTCAGCTTGCTAAGATGAAGAGACTGCCTGTACAACACATCGTTACAGCAAATACAGAAGAGAGAAAGTTACCTAATGGTAATAGCTTCTATCTACCTGTCACATCTCTTGATGTTACATCTGTGTTAGACTTAACTGATGCAGAACAGACAAGGTTCGCTGACTTCGTAGCTTGGGTGCAGAATTACAATGAGTATATAATAAATGCTTGGAGTGAAAATGCAAACAGGGATATGAAGGATGAAGACATGAGTACAGTCGAAGACTTTGTAGACATTGATGCAGAAGAAGTAGCATAATGAACCATCCTGCTGAACTCGCAGTACATCAGTATATGTCTGATGCTGTTAATGGTAAGTCTGCTATGTCTGAAGAAGTAATTCAACAGGTAGGCAATGACGTTATGGATGCCCTGCGAAAGCAGTTTGGTGGGGATAACAAGAGGGGTGACTTTCGTTTACGTATGTCTAACTTAGGTAGACCTACTTGTCAACTGTGGTTTGAAAAGAATAAACCTGAAGTTGCTTCAGCTAAACCAACTAACTTTATGATGAACATGATGTTAGGAGATATAGTGGAAGCAGTCTTCAAAGGTATACTTAAAAGTGCAGGTGTCAAGTATGAAGAACCTGAGACTGTATCACTCGATGTAGATGGTACAAGTATATCAGGCACGTATGACTTAGTTATTGATGGTGCAGTTGATGATGTGAAATCAGCATCAGGTTGGTCATATGATAACAAGTTTGTTTCATTTGAAACACTAAGCGAGGGTGACCCCTTTGGTTATGTTAGTCAGTTAGTTGGCTATGCAAAAGCTGCCAAGAAAAAGATTGGTGGTTGGTGGGTAGTCAACAAAGCTAATGGTGCATTTAAATATGTATCAGCACAAAACGCTGATGCAGATTCTGAGATGAAGAAGATAAGAGCAACAGTGGAGACTGTTAAACATAATAAGTTTGCACGTTGCTTTGAACCTGTAGAAGAAACATTTAGGGGTAAACCTACAGGCAACAAGATACTAGGTACTAGTTGCAGTTTCTGTAGCTATAAGTATTCTTGTTGGGAGAACTTGAAGGAGCTACCTTCAGTAATGTCTAAGGCACAGTTCCCTAAGATGGTGTCTTACGTTGAACTAAGAAAGGAGTATAATAAAGATGAGCAAATCAGTTGAAGAACTTAAGTCTGATATTGAAGAGATGGAAAAGCAATTAGCTGAAGCTAAGAAAGCATATCGTGAAATGCGTACAGCAGGTTTGCGAGATGCAATTGAAGCTAAGAAGTTAGCTGATGAAGCAGTAAAGGAAGAACTTAAAAACTTAGGTTACTCTAATACATATTCATATAGCAATCCATTTATATCTTGACGAACATTTTAATGTCACCTCATAAGGTTCGCAGAGAAGCTATAAAATATGGGTATAGGAGTGGGTTAGAACATGCCCTCTCCTTATACTTAAATGAACATAAACACAAGTATGATTATGAGACTATTAAGATAGAGTGGGAAGACCTAACGTATCGCACCTATACCCCTGACTTTATATTAAACAATGGCATTATAATAGAAACAAAAGGCAGATTTTTAGCAGCAGATAGAAAGAAACATTTATGTATAAAGAAACAACATCCAAAACTTGACATACGATTTGTATTCACAAATAGCAGAAGTAAACTAAGCAAGGGTGCTAAGTCCACATATGCACAATGGTGTATGAAACATGGCTTTAGATATTATGATAGGATTATTCCTGAAGAATGGTTAAAAGAAAAGGGAAAGAATAAGCACCCTACCTTCATAAAGTTTAAGGGTACAAAAATAAAAAGGAGATAAAGCATGGATGAGAAACGTAAAAAGAGAAAGAGGTTAAGGGCAAGTTTAGTAAAAAGAGATTTTGTCATACGTGTCAGACCTAGCCTTAATAGAAAGCATCAGTGGACTGGTGCTGTTGATATTGGTATAGTAACAGACCCTGAAAATAAAATGAATGATGATGACTACTATCAAGTATTACATTTATGTAAGATGATGTGTGCCATCGTACCCTTAACAGAAGAAGACTGTGATTTACGTGATGACATAAATGATTTTATTGAAAAGGTTGTTGACAAAGACTACCATGATATGATAAAAGAAAAGAACAAACCAAAAGCTAACATAGTAGGTGTCGATGATAATGTTATACACATAACTATTGATTCAGATACTAAAGGCAACGCATAATGGAAAGGCATGTAGATTATATGATTAGAAAATTAAAAGAAGTAGAACACAAAGAACAGGACATGGTTAATAGTCCTATCCATTATAACAAAGCAGGTATTGAAACCATCGATGCCTTAGAAGCTATGTTAGTGGATGGGTTTGACTATTACTTACAAGGTAATATAGTTAAGTACCTATGGAGATTTAGATATAAGAATGGTGTAGAAGACTTAAGGAAAGCACAGTGGTATCTGAATAAACTTATTGAGGTCTACGATGATAAGAGTTAAAATATTTCTTACACTACAGGTAGACCCTGAAGAGTACCCTATACCTGCTGATGAGAATGTAGGCATAGAAATAGAAGAAGGCATACAAGAATACTTCTATGATGTAGAAGGAATTAAGATTAAGAACATAAAAACAATAACGGAGTAATGAACATGATACAAAACTATTTACCAACAGATTACCAAAACTTTATAGCACTCTCTCGCTATGCAAGGTGGAAGGATGATGAACAGAGAAGAGAGAATTGGGGAGAGACTGTAGACAGATACTTTGATTACATGTCTAGCCACCTCAAGAAAAACTATTCATATACCCTGACTAAAGCCTTAAAAGATAAGCTTACAGAGCAGATAATGAGTTTAGGTACAATGCCTAGCATGAGAGCTTTAATGACTGCAGGACCTGCCTTAGACAGGTGTCACGTGGGTGGTTATAACTGTAGCTACATACCTGTAGATAGCCCTCGTAGTTTTGACGAGTGCATGTACATACTTATGTGTGGTACAGGTGTAGGATTCTCTGTTGAAAGAGAGTGTGTAGATAAACTACCTGTAGTGAATGAACACTTTGAGAAGTCATCTACAATAATTAAAGTAGCTGATAGTAGACCCGGTTGGGCAAGAGCATTACGAGAGTTAATATCTCTATTGTATGCAGGACAGATACCTACATGGGATGTATCAGAGGTAAGACCTGCAGGTGCTAGACTCAAAACATTTGGGGGTAGAGCATCAGGACCTGCTCCACTAGAAGAGTTGTTTAGGTTCTGTATTCAGAAGTTTGAAGGTGCTAAAGGTAGAAGATTATTTCCTATTGAGTGTCACGATTTAATGTGCAAGATTGGTGAGGTTGTAGTTGTAGGTGGTGTAAGACGTTCTGCTCTTATCTCTTTATCTAACTTAGGCGATGACCAAATGAGACATGCCAAGTCAGGTCAATGGTGGGAGAATGAAGGGCAAAGAGCATTAGCTAATAACTCTGTAGCATTCAAAGGTAAGCCTGAGATGGGTACATTCATGCGAGAGTGGACATCTTTATATGAATCTAAGTCAGGTGAACGTGGCATCTTCAATCGTAGAGCAGCCAAAGAGAAGGCATCTGAGAATGGTAGACGTGATATTGACCACGAGTTTGGATGCAATCCTTGTAGTGAGATTATACTTAGACCTTATCAGTTCTGTAATCTTACTGAAGTTGTATGTAGAGCCACAGATGACTTAGCATCTTTAACAGAGAAGGTACGTATGGCTACTATACTAGGTACATTTCAATCTACCCTTACTAACTTTAAGTACCTACGTAAGATATGGAAAGATAATACAGAGGAAGAGAGATTGTTAGGAGTTTCCCTAACAGGTATCTTGGATACAAATATATGGACAGAAGAAATACTTACTATACTAAGAGAAGTAGCAGTAGAAACTAATAAGAAGATGGCTAAAGACTTAGGTATACCACAGTCAACTGCTATCACTTGTGTTAAACCAAGTGGTACAGTTAGTCAATTAGTTGACAGTGCATCAGGGATTCATGCTAGACACAATGACTACTACATCAGAACTGTACGTGGTGATAACAAAGACCCACTAACACAGTTTATGAAACAGAGTGGTATACCAAGTGAGCCTTGTGTTA